TAATATTATAACCTTTATCTAAAGCTGATTTTAGTTTTGATATTCGTGTAATATAAGCCATCATCTGAAAAGCAAAAGCATATTTATTTTGGTTTTCATAATATTTTTCTATTATATTTTTATTTTCTTTATCTTTAATTTTAATCCATTCATCAACTGGTTCATCTAGATAATATACATTTTTACAATATTTTTTTAATGATTTTACTAATGTTGATTTTCCAGAACCAATATTTCCTTCTATTGTATAAATTACTGGTGTAGACATTTTAAATAACTTATATACTTATTATTTATTTTCAATTTTATATTAAATTGAAAATAAATTAAGATTTATTTATTTAGTATATTATGGATTTTAAACAAAATAAATTAACTAAAAATGAATGGAATAATATTGAAATACCAATTTCAAATAAAGAAAAAATAATTAATAAATTAATTATAGATGGTTATAATAATGTTAATATAGTATCAAATAATACATTATCTCTAATGTCCTATTTAAAAATTAATTATACTAAAGATATAGAAATTTACATATATGATAAATATATAAAACCAAAGCTAGATAATATTAATAAAAAATATAACGCAAATATATTAACAAATGATAATTATAACTTAAAAAAAATCACTATAACAAAAGCGGATTTAATTCGTTTTAATAATACTGATAAAAATATAGAAAAGGATAAAAAAAATATATTTGAATTTGTATTACTTAATCTTATTGAAAAAATGTATAAAAATAAAAATAAAAATAAAAATAAAACATTATTTAATTTTTATACGTTAAATTCATTAGTTCATTATAATGTTTATTTATTTAATAATATTCTAAAAAATATTATTATTAATATCACTAATAAAAAAATTAATATAAAAAATATTATAGAAATAGGAGTAGATTTAATTGAAAAAAATAATTATTTACTTGATTATTCGGATAATAAATTATATGAACATCAAAAACAATTATTTACTTATTGTAAACAAAATAATCCAAAATTAATATTATACATTGCTCCAACAGGAACTGGTAAAACAATATCACCATTAGGTTTATCAAGTAAAAATAAAATAATTTTTGTGTGTGCAGCAAGACATGTTGGATTGGCACTAGCAAAATCTTCGATTTCTATGAAAAAAAAAATTGCATTTGCTTTTGGTTGTAATGATGCTCAAGATGTTCGTCTTCATTATTATGCTGCAAAAGATTATACTGTTAATAAAAAAAGTGGAGGTATTTGGAAAGTTGATAATACAGTAGGTGATAATGTAGAAATAATAATATGTGATATTAAATCTTATATTCCAGCTATGTATTATATGCTTGCTTTCAATAATCCTAAAGATATTATATTATACTGGGATGAACCAACTATTACATTAGATTACGATGAACATGAATTTCATTCAATAATAAAAAAAAATTGGAATGAAAATTTAATTCCTAATATTGTTTTATCATCTGCTACTTTACCTAATAAAGATGAAATGTCTGAAACAATTTCTGATTTTAAGTCTAAATTTGAAAATTCAGAAATATATACGATTGAAAGTTATGAATGTAATAAAACCATTCCAATTATAAATAGTGATAATTATATTTCTATGCCTCATTACATGAGTAGTAATTATAATGAAATAAAAATGATTGTATCACATTGTAAAAAATATAAAACTTTAATGAGATATGTTGATTTAAATGAAATAATTAAATTTATTTTATATATAAATAATTATAATTATATTAAAAATAATGATTATACTATAAACAATTATTTTAATGACATTAATTCAATTAATATGATAAATTTAAAAATTTATTATTTGGAAGTTTTAAATAATATAAATGAAGAAAAATGGGATTGTATTTATAAATATTTTATTGAAAATCGTATTAAAAAATATAATTCAACTATTCATTTTGTAACCAATGATGCTTTTACTTTAACAGATGGTCCTTGTATATTTTTAACAAATAATGTAGATAAAATTGCTAAATTCTGTTTACAGGAAGCAAATATTCCTGAATATTTACTAACTAATATTTTAAATACAATTAAATATAATAATAAAATTAATATTAAAATTAATGATTTACAAAAAACTTATGAAGATGGAACAAATAAAGAACAAGAAAAAAAAATTACAGAGGGTAGAGTTAATCCTGAAATGAAACGTGTAATGAATGAAATAAATAAATTAATAGCATCGATTAAAAGCATATTTTTAGATCCTGTTTATGTTCCAAATACTAAACAACATAAAAATAAATATGCGTTTGATAAAAAAATTGAAGGAATTCCTTTTGTTTCAGAAATAAATGAAAATATAGTCGAAGAAATTATGTTAATTGATAATATTGCTAATATGTGGAAAATTTTATTACTAATGGGTATTGGTGTATTTACGAATCATCAAAATATTAATTATATTGAAATTATGAAAAAATTAGCACAAGAACAAAAACTTTATTTAATAATAGCTTCATCAGATTATATTTATGGTACTAATTATCAATTTTGTCATAGTTATATTAGTAAAGATTTAAATTATATTAGTCAAGAAAAGTGTATTCAAGCTATGGGACGTGTTGGTCGTAATAATATTCAAAAAAATTATAGTATTCGTTTTAGAGATAATACTTTAATAAATAAACTTTTTAATGAAGATAAAAATAAACCTGAAGTTAGAAATATGGCAAAATTATTTAATTCTATTTAATATAAAGATAATTTATGTATTATATATATGAATATTAATTTATTAGAAAAGTTAACTAAATTGAGAACGTCTTTTAAAAATTTAAACATTGATACTATTAAAAATTTAAATAGTGATACTGTTGGAAAATTAACTTTTTTTGGAATATCATTAGGAAGTTTATCACTTACTTCATATTTAATTTATAATGATAAAAATAAAAAACCATTATATTTATCACCAATAAAAAAAACATATGGAAATTTACATGAAAACAATAATCCAGAAAAAATAGAATATAATAAAAATTCTCCTGCTATATGTAATGAAAGTATTTTAACTAGTTGTTTAATTATATCTAATTTAGATGATATGGTATATAGTGATCAACCTTATATTAATTTTAATTTTTTGCACAATAAAGTTAATTATGATCAATATTTACATTTATTTGAATAATTTTTAATTCTTTTTTGATAATTTAAATTTAAAATTTTTTATGTAAAAATATATCTTTTGCTGTATGGTTTATCATATAATTATAATTGTTATATAATAAAATATAATTATATTTACAAAAATGTCTATAATTCATAAAAAACCAATAGTTTTTAATTGGTGGTAAAGAATTATTATCTTCTTTTAATAATTTTATATTATTCGTTCTATAATTTACCTTCAAGTCGTTCATACTCATTCATAGTTTTAGTAATATATAAAATAATATAATTTATTATTTAATTTTATATTAACGAAGACGAAGAACAAGATGAAGTGTAGATTCTTTTTGAATATTATAATCATTTAAAGTTCTAGAATCTTCTAATTGTTTACCTGCAAAAATTAAACGTTGTTGATCTGGTGGTATACCTTCTTTATCTTGAATCTTTTGTTTAACATTTTCAATTGTATCACTTGGTTCTACCTCTAGTGTTATTGTTTTTCCCGTTAATGTTTTTACAAAAATTTGCATTTTATATATAATAATTATATTTTTTAAATAGTATTCATATAATTATTATATTATAAACAATTTAGTTCGAGTAAGCAAGACCGCCCATACCACTCATTACACGAAGAACATTGTAGTTAGTAGCGTAAACACGAACTTTTGCAGTTTCAGAACCGGTAACAGTATTATTAGAAACAACTAATTGTAAAGTAGCATTATCAATACGCGAGAAATTGCAAGTACCAGACGGTTGGTGTTCTTCTGGACGAAGAGCAAAAGAATAAACGTTAATTCCAGTGTCTGGGGATTTAGTATGCGATTGATAAGGTTGAACAAGATCGAAGTAAGTGCCTTCGCGCTCCGAGAAACGATCTTGACCATTAAGCTGAAGTTTAGCTGTTACAACTGGATTTTGACCCCAACAGTGCATGTTAAGAGCAGTTTCTCCAAGAACAAACGAACCAGCATCAGATACACCAACATCATCCGAACCCAACGCATGCACGCCCGAGGAAACGTTGCTGGCGGTCCAACCATCAAACAAAACGTCATCACTTTGGAGATAAGGACCCCCACTTGCAAGCGACGCCTGAGTACCGAAGGCAAGCATACTATTAGGAAGAGCATCAAAATCATCAGTGTAGTTGAATGGTTGAGCACCGAAAGCCATACTTGCTGCCTTGGTGGCGGTGTAATGATCACAGTAAGCTACGTGTTTATCCGGTTGAACAACCCATACTAATTCTTTGCAAGGATGGTTAAAGTTGAGTTTAATTTTATTCGACGAAGAACCAATTGATTCATCACCAGTAAACTGTAACTGCTCAATAAGGTATTCGTGCGGGTTCTGTGCCATCCGTCTCCGTTCATCAGTATCTAAGAATACGTAATCAACATAGAGCGAGGCAGCAACAAGTGATTTGGCAAGCATATCTGTATCTTTGCCCGCAGTACCGTCGTAGCCACCAGTTGAGGCAAATAAACATTCATCAATCGGACGAAGATCAAGATTAATTTTAACTTCATGATATTGAAGAGCAATAAGTGGAAGAGCAAGTCCAGGATTGCGGCAGTACCAGAATTGAAGAGGAACATAAAGAGTGGTTTCTGGAAGTGCGTTAGTCGGAGTACAAACATTTGGAGCGGAATTAGCGGTGCTACCACAAGCACTCTCAACCTCAGCAAAATTAGGATCGGTTAAGTAAGTTAAAGCAGTAGTTTGTCCAACCATTTTATTGTAACCGGCTTCTTGATCTTTTGAAAGGGTAAGTTGGTTCCAGATATGCATCCAGTCACCATATTGACGATCAATGCGCTGACCACCAATTTCAACCTCTACTTGAGAAACAAGTTGCTCACCAGGATAATCAAGCCATCTGGAAACTCCTGCAGCCGGTTTAATCTCAGGTAAAGTTAACTGAAGATAAGTGCGGTAAGCAAGATCACCATTACGGCTAATAGTACAAGTTACACGACGACCAAAATCAGCTTGGCCATTAAAAGTTTGTTCAATTGATTCCATTGCGAAATTTGTGTGGCGGCGATAAGTTACTTTCCAGAAAGTAATTTGCGGATTACCTGTAAGATATACGTCTTGTGCGCCATAAGCTACTAGTTGCATAAGTCCTCCTCCCATTTTATAATATACCCAAAGAAAAAAATTTTTTGAATTTAATTTAATTAAATATTAACATTTTTTTTTATAAAATCTATTAAGTATGAATCGTTAAATATTTCCTTTTTATTTTCATGTTTTTTACTAAATGTATAAATATTATTTTTATTCATTTTAACTTCCCATCCATCTTGAATAGCATTATAAATAAAAATCATCTTTTGTAACTTAACATTATCAATAGTAGGTTTTTCTATTATATTAATATTGAGTGAAGACATTTATTTCTTATTAGAAAATATTAATTAATATTTTATTTAATTAAATAAATAACATTTAAAATATTATATGCCTACATTTAAAGAAAAAAATACAAAAAAAATTTATGTTAATAAAAATAAAAATATTACGTTGGATAATAAACATAATTTAATAATGAAAAATTTTTTAAATGAAAAATCACTCGAAATTCCTAAATTAATTAAAGAAAAAGACGAATTAAAAATAAAATTTAAAAGTAAAGATATAAATATTGATGAAAAATTAATTATTAAAGACAGAATTAAAGAAATAAAAAAATTACTAAAAGAAAAAAAGGAAG